TAAAATGGGAATAGGTTTTAGATACGATGAAAAAGAAAGAGCCGAAAGATTAAGCACTAAATTTAAGGGAATAGTTGGAAAATCAAAAACTGGGAATAGAAATAAATGGGATGTATTAGAATGGCGCGAGGGTTATTTTCCATTAATTGAAAATAAAATAAATCATTTTCACGTTAATGAATGGGCAAAGAAAACTAATTTAATTTTTCCTTTAGATTCAAATTGCGTTGGATGCTTTCATAAACCATTACAACAGTTAAGAAAAAACTGGGATTTAGAACCCGAAAAAATGCAATGGTTTGCCGACCAAGAAAAAACTGCAACTTGGAAAAAAGAATGTAATTACGAACAAATCAAATCAATAGGTTTGCAAACAGATTTTAATTTTGGAACAGGTAGCGGATGCCAAGCAGGCTATTGCACCGATTAATGATAAAACAATGACCCCACTACAACAACTAACAGAGCTTGACTGGCAAGTCAGATGTGCTAATACAAGGATGCGACCTGACTATGTGGTTAAGACTATTTTTATCGATAAGACAGCCAACGGATTAACAACGGCAATTATAAGATGGATTATTCTAAACGGATATCAAGCAGAGCGTATCAGCACTACAGGACGATGGATTGATAACTCAAAGATAGTAACAGATGTATTAGGTAATCGTAAAAAGATAGGAAGCGGCAAATATATCAAAGGTACGGGGACGAATGGATCAGCGGATATAAGTGCAACGATTAAAGGTCGTTCAATTAAAATAGAAGTAAAAATTGGTAAGGACAAACAAAGCGAAGCACAAATCAAATATCAGCAAATGATTGAGAAAGCTGGGGGAATTTATTTTATTGCTAAAAATTTTGATGACTTTTATAACTTTTATATTACTTTAGTAAAGTGAATAAATACAAGCAAATCGAACTATTATTCAGAGATACAGCGTTAACTAACAACGCTCGGAAGCTCTGCAATAATAGGGACATTTACAACGATTTGCTTCAAGAAACATTTATCTATTTGTTGGAGATGCCTGACGAAAAGTTTGACCGAATAAACAACCTAAAGGCTTTTGCTTTTACTGTTATGTTTGGTAAATCTAATAGCCAGGCACGTAACTACAACTTGAACGGCAAAGACAACGTATTGTTTGAAATGTCATCCAAGTTCGGACAGTTTGATGGGGCAAACATAACGCATAGTGAATATAACCATAAGATAGACGAAGATTTTGATAAAGTGATTAAATACATAGAGAAAGATAGCACAATCAAAGAGACGGACGTATACGTTCTATTCGAGTCAACAAATGATAAGACTTTAAAGGAACTATCAAAGGATTTAGACATGTCATATCATACCATTAGATTAAACAGAAAGAAACTAATCAATAAAATAGTTAGCAACGTAAATATTTATTAGATGACTATAATAGAAGCCATACAAGTATTAAAACACCATAATAAATGGAGAAAGGGAGCTGATATTGAGATGACTGACCCGAAGATACTATCTGAAGCCATTGACGAAATTATTAGACATTATGAGTTATATAAAGAATAACAAAGAGTTCATTTTAGGTGTGGTAGCTTATGGTAATAAACCTGACATTTCTAATAAAACAGCTATGAATATTATTAATGAGTTTGAAGAAATTACAGGAACGAAAGTAAATAGAAAGCAATGTTTCACTTGTGGTAAAAATAATGTGTTTGATAAAATATATCTCTATGCCAAAGCTAATCATTTATGGTAACATGTTGTATCTTTGTAAAGAGAGGTGTGAGATACAATTATTAAAAGGACAGTTAAGTAATATTATAATATTTTTGAATTAATGCAAGACGAATACGAATCACAAAACTTTTGGAACGATGGCAAAGTCAATTGAATTTATAACTGAACTACCAAACTACGCTAATCAATATATTGATGTGTGTTTAAATCATACGAAAGAGGTGGCGACTGGTTCGGGTAAGATAGTTGAGCAGAGAGAAAGACATATTCCTACAATAGCCTTTTTTCTTAATATATGGCTACCTAGAAACATAGTTAGCCGCTGATATTGTAGCGAATGAAGGCAAAGGTATTTTCTACGCTAAGAACAAATTAGGATGGACTGATAGACAAACACAAGAACTAAATGTAAATGGAATCCAAGCGAATTTCGGTAACGCTATACAATCCACACAAGAATCAAGTTAAGATACATAACAGTATTAATAACGAAAGTTATAAATATTATGTTCTTAATATTGGTCGACAGTTTGGTAAATCATTGTTGGCTATGAATCAATGCTATTATTGGGCTTTCAATTATAGTAACATTCAGATAGCTTGGGTAAGTCCTATTTACAAACAATCAAAGAAAGTGTTTGATGAAATGGTTAAGGCTTTTGATAATAGTAATTTAATTACTTCAAATGCATCTGAACTAATCATTAAGACTAAGAATAACTCAACTATTCAGTTTTTTTCAGCTGAGAGATACGATAATTTAAGGGGATTTACTTTTGATTACTTGGTTTGTGATGAATTTGCTTTTATAGATGAAAGAGCATGGACGGAAGTTCTTAGAGCAACTGTATTAGTTAAGGGTAAGAAAGTTTTACTTATCTCAACTCCAAAAGGTAAAAACCATTTCTATAATCTATTCAACTTAGACGGTGTTAATCCAGCTTATAAGTCATTTAAGATGACTAGCTACGATGGACTAGCACAAGCCGATGAAATAGATGGGGCAAGGCACACACTGCCTGATAATGTGTTTAGGCAAGAGTATTTAGCTGAGTTTATTGATAGTGGTTCGGGTGTCTTTACAAATATTAAAATCAATAACAATCCTCAACAATCAAACAGATACTTTGCTGGTATAGATTTAGGACGTGCAGATGATTACACTGTTTTAACTATTCTAAACGAATACGGCGAAATGGTGTTTTGTGAACGGTGGCGACACAATACATGGTCTAATATAGTAGATAGCTTAGTTGCTGTTTTAAAGCGATTTGACGCACATTGTTTTGTTGAGGTGAATAGTATCGGAGATGTAATATTCGAGCAAATAAAGGCTGTTTATTACAAGATAGAGCCATTTACTACGACATCCAAAAGCAAACAGGAAGCTGTTGAGAGTTTACAAGTGGCTATTCAAAATGGTAAGTTTAGTATGAATGAGATTGACTGGCTTAAGAAAGAGTTTGATATATTTACTTATGAATATAGCCACAAAAGTAGGTCGATTAAATACTCAGCACCGCAAGGGTTTCATGATGACGGAGTTATGTCGTGCTGTATAGCTTACCAATGTTTGAAACAGTCACATGGCTATGTTATTGATATTTTATAAATCATTTTAAATAAATTTTAATACTTTAAACAGATGAAATTTGAAGACCTTACAATAAAACAATATATCGACTTACTTGAAGTTGATAAGTTAGAAATATCTGAAATTGAAAAAAAGATTAAGAAATTAGCTATTGTTTTGGATAAGAAAGAAAGTGAAGTTGAGAATTTACCGTTAACAGCGTTTGACAAAATTAAATTCTTAGATAATATCCCGAATCAAATCAAATTCAAAGATAAAACAAGAATAGGTTTAAAGTTTTATAAGGCTTGTACGGATCTAAACGAAATAGGGGTAAACCAGTTAGTTGATTTCTATTCTTTGCATAAGAACAATGCTCCTATTAATGAGTTACTGGCTGTTATTTACAAACCATACAACCCCGATAAACATAAAGAAATATCAAAGGCTTTCTTGGATAAAAAGGTTGGCGAAGTATTAGGAACTGTTTTTTTTTTCAAAAACTACTACATGAGATGCGAGAAACATATTCAGGAATATTTGGAGAATCATTTGAAACAGATACAAGTATTTCAAACGGAGATACAGACAGACAGCGAGTTTCAGGATTTCTTGAGCACTGGGGGTGGGAGTACAACATCGACCAATGTGTACAAAACGAAAGGATAACTTGGGATGACGTGTACATGTGGAATGTTACCAGGTTTCTGAATAAAATTAGTTATTTAAAAGACAAAGGAAAATTTGAAATAGCGTTAAATGGCAATAGATAAGAAAGTAGATGAGATATTAATCGAGTTTGGGATTAGGTTACAAACTGATTTGCAAAAGTCCTTAGCATCTAAAATGAGTGATGGATATAATCCACGTTTATCGGGTAAGATTAAATCTGAGCCGATTAAACACATGGGCGACTTGACTCAATATATTTTATCAATGCCGTTGTATGGTAAGGCACTTGACAAAGGTAGAGGACCAACAACAAAAGGCGGTAACGGCTCAGTTAAAAAGGGAATAGCTGAGTGGTTAAAAAGACGAAACGATATATTCAAAAAGTTTGAGAAAGGAAACATGGAATATCGTTTAGCTCAACAAGCAAAGAACAAAAAGACTAGCAGACCAAGTAAGCCTTTAAAACCTTTGAAATTTGAGAAAGCAATTAAACAGTTTAGTTTTTTAATAGCTCGTAAAATACATAGAGAAGGTTATGAGGGTAATCAATTTTTTAGTGAAGTAATTAATGACGGACGACTTGAACAACTTGAGAAAGACTTAATCGAAGCGACACAAACAGAAATATTAATTGAGATAAAAAAATAATTGCACTAACAATAACGCAATATCCACTAAGTAAAACACCTGCATATAATGACCAGTGGTTCATTGGTTCATCTAATCAAACAGCAATAAGTGATTTCTATTATAAGATAGATTTTACTTGTAATTCAGTTACGTTAACTGAAAAAGTACTTCCTGACCCGAATGGACGTTTTGTTTACAACGCTAAGGAGAAAGCTAAAAACTTCATTGAACATTACTTTAATCCAAACGATGTAACCATTGTAGAAGCTACAAACAAGGCGGTATCAATTACATTAACAGTTACTGAATATTATTCAGGTAGTTTGAAAACACCGTCATCATTTACTTATGTAGCGTTTGACGCATGTTTAAATGAATCTGACTTTGAGAGCTACATTCCAAATACTTTTTGCAATACCAACATTTTAGGGCTACCTAAACAGCTTAATCCTGCTGATAGCATAGTGACTCCATTGACTGATATTTGGGTGCATTGGTTTCCGAAAACACCAACTGGTTTGGGGACTTATTATGTTGAGGTTAAACTGAATGGTAGTTATTATGATACTATCACAATGGCTTCATATAATGAGAATAAAATCTATGCGTTAAATATAGGTTATCAAACTATGTTAGATTTAGGTCATACGTTGACTGTTGGTGACGTTGTCGAGTTTTCATTTTGGAATACAACGGGGTTTGATTTACAGTTGTTTTCCTATGAATATACAGTAACTAACATTTGTTCAAAGTATGATGTAACACGTTTATATTATTTGTCACGAAGCGGTCGGATATTATACAAACAGTTTAGTTTAGCATCATCAAAAAAGATGTCAAAGAAAACATCAAACGTGCGTTTAGGCAAGGGTAATGTAGTAAGTGGTATTATGGTATCAAACAGATACGAACGTGAAGTACATGAGGTGTCAAATGTTACTACATACACAAATACATTAATCAGCGACTGGATAAGTGAGGAGCAAAACGAAGCATTGCAAGAGCTATTTGACAGCCCTATCGTATGGCAACATGACGGAACAAACTATATACCAGTAACTATTACTGATACAACGTATGAATTTAAAAAGCATAATTCAGATAAGCTCTTCAACTATACAGTTAACATCGAATACAACACACAAGAAACTAGACAAAGGGGATTATGATAAATACACGATTACAGATAGGTACTGAAAACTATGCTATTGTAAATAACATTCCGATTTCGACAAACTTTGTTCAAGCTGATTTGAGAGAGCCTGACAAACGTAACGCATCGTTTACAAAGACCATTACTCTTTATGGAAATAGTAAGCTGAATAAATTATTTGAAAATATCTTTG